GAGGTTGTGCTTACTAAAAACACCAAATAGGAGAATTGCTCATGGCACCGAAGAAATCTGCTAAAGCCTCCGCCGTGATCACGATTCAGGACGACGGCACATTGAATGTAAACGTATCTTTCACTGACGTGGATGGACTTCCGATCACCGGTCTGACGGCATGGCCTGCCGCCGTCGCGCTTCCGACCGTTGCTTTCTCCGACGCTACCCCAGGTCCGAGCGCGTTCAGCTACGTCGCTGCGTCCGCTCCGGCGGCGAGCACGGACGTATCGAATGCTTTCGTCGTCGGCGTCATTGGATGCGTACAGCCTCCGGTCCCTGGTTCGGGACAGGGCGTCGATACCACGCTGACGATTGCCAGTGGCTTGACGAACCAAACGGCTCCGGTGGCCGTTGATGCCGGGACGTTGACGATGACCGCCGACGCAAGCGCTCCGGGCGGCGTAGTGGTTTCGGTGCAAAACTAGTTCCTCCGATGGGCGAACTGACCAAGGCGGAGTTCATAGCATTCTCGATAGCGATAGGGTTCGTTCTGTGCTTCGCTTTGGTCGTTTTCTGGGTGATCCCATGACGAAGAAAAAACGCGTCCGGGTGGTCAAGGTGACTCCGCACGTCAAGCCAGACGTTCACGAAGTCACACTGCACGTTCATTCCGAGGAACCTCCACCGGCATTACCGTCGCTGCCCGCAGAGTTGCAGGCAGAACCAGTCGGCTCATGGCCTCCATCGGGTTATGACGTTCCTGACGCGCCTGCTCCGAAGAAACACGGTTTCTTGCATTGGCTGCTCGGAGACTGATTATGAGAAGCCCGCAGAGAAAAACGGCGGCTTGGGAATCGCTGCAAATTTGTAGGAAGTTATATCCATGGCGTGTTGTGGTCAAGTTCGTCGGTTTGAGCCGCGTCGTATTTCCAGGTGCTTAGATGTACGCAGGACTCGCACTCGCAGATCACAGAGTCCCCACTGGAGCGGTTGTGGTCCATGCGAAGCTGTGCGAGTGGTGCGGGTGTTTAATCTTCGTCCAGAACGCCGAGCGCTACTGCCTCGATTGCATCCCTCCTCCGTTGGAGTTTCTCGGCTACAGCCTCGGCGAGCCGCTGAGAAGGGCCTTGGGCGAATGTTGGTAGATCTCGACATCCAGGAGATCAAGCAGCGCATGGCGTTATACCGCGCTCAGCCGGTGATCGAGGCGTTCGACGACGTGATTCTGTTCGGAGAATGGGCCTACTTGTTCAAGGACGACCGTTTGCTGGTTTCGATCCATGCCAGCGTCCTGGCGAATCGGGAGGATGCGTGAGCCCTGACGCCGTGAGAAAAAGGCGGCACAGAATGGGTAAGCACATCTGCTGCTATTCCGGTGGGCACTCTTCCGCGTTGGTTGCGATTGAAATTGTACGGCGGTACGGGAAGGAGAACGTCGTGCTGCTCAATCATGACATCGCGGCCATCTCCGAGGGCGCAGACATCAAACGTTTCAAGAATGAAATCGCGACCTATCTCGGCCTTCCAGTCACCTACTGCAACGCTCCCGGCTGGGACACCAAAGACCAGTTCGACGTGGTAATCGAAGCTGGAGCCTTCAAGGTCGGCAAAGGAACGGCTCTCTGCACCAATCGCATGAAGACGCGGCCCTTTGAAGACTGGCTCAAGGTCAACGCTGGCCCAGAGGACGTGATTTACTACGGCTTTGACTTGAAGGAGAAAGCGCGTATCCAGAGGCGTAGCAGCCATCTGGGTAGTCTGGGATTCGCCACGGACTATCCGCTTGCGCTCTGGCAGGAGCGCACTATCTGGGCTACGGAAGAGATTGGCATCGTGCGGCCCAACACCTATGAACTCTTCAAGCACGGCAACTGCGTCGGTTGTCTCAAAGCGGGGCGGCAGCATTGGTACGTCGTCTTCTGCACCCGTCCTGACCGCTGGGATAAGGCTAAGTACGCAGAGGAAGAGATTGGCTACACCATCATCAAAGGGGCCAGCCTGGAATCGCTGGAACCCCTCTTTACGCAGATGCGAGACCTGGGGATCAAGCCGACCGAGCATATCCCAGCCGCGACGTTCTGGGCATCCGTGAGAAAGGTAATCAAGGCTGGGGTGGTCGAAGAAGAGACCTCGATGCCCTGTGAGTGCGTGGCATAGATGATTCTCCTGAACAATCCAGATTGTAGGCTCTGTGCCGCGTAAGGTTTCTATAACCGGGTTTGCAAAGCGTGCTCAAGCAACTGACGCGAAGCTGCGCATGAAGCAAAATGCACAGACAAAAGACAGTCTTCAGAACTTTAGTTTAAATCTTGGTATTGGCACTAACAATGCGACAAGTGCAAGTACTTACGGTTTTAATCCAGTTACAAGAAATAGAACTTTGTGTGAGTGGATTCACCGAGGTACGTGGCTCGGAGGCATGGCTGTCGATATTATTGGCGACGATATGACGAAGCGTGGGGTCGATATTAAAGGGCAAATCGACCCCTTCGATATCGAGCGGCTGTACGCCAATGCTGAGGCCTTCGATTTATGGACGCAAACCAATGATATAATCCGTTGGTCGCAGCTTTACGGTGGTGCGATTGGCGTAATGCTGATCGATGGGCAGCGGATGGATACGCCACTGAGGATCGAGACCGTCGGCAATGGGCAGTTTAAGGGGCTTTACGTTCTTGATCGCTGGGCTGTAGAGCCATCATTGAGCGATCTTGTTACCGACTTCGGTCCCTGGCTCGGATTGCCCAAATTCTACACTGTCTATCAAGACAGCACTGCACTTCGCAACCAGAAAATACATTACTCGCGCGTCTTGAGAATGGAGGGCGTGCGGCTTCCATTTCAGCAGCGCATGATGGAGAATAGTTGGGGCATCTCTATCTTCGAGCGCCTGTTTGATCGTATGGTAGCTTTCGACAGCGCTACGACGGGAGCCGCTCAGCTTGTCCACCGCTCATATTTGCGGACATACGGCATCAAAGGCCTCCGTGAGGCGATTGCGGCGGGTGGCCCGGCGCAACGTAAGTTAGAGGAGTTCGTCCGCTTCATGGCGCGCTTCCAGAGCATCGAGGGTGTCACGCTCATCGACGCCGAAGACGTCTTCGCGGAGCACGGCGGGGCTGCGACCGGGGCGCGGGGCATCGCGGACTTAATTCTTAAATTCGGTGAGCAGATCTCCGGGGCGCTCCAGATTCCCCTTGTGAGGTTATTTGGCCAGTCGCCCAGCGGCCTGAACTCCGCCGGGGAGAGCGAGCTGCGGACCTACTACGACGGAATCAACATGCGGCAGAACCGCACGCTCCGTAATCCGGTGACGACGATTTACCGCGTGCTTGCTCAGTCCCTCGGTATTAAACTTCCTCCCGACTTCGGCATCGAGTTCCGCCCGCTTTGGATTCTCAACGACGCAGAGAAAGCCGGAATCGCGGGGCAGGTTGCATCCGCCGTCGCGAGCGTGGACCAGGCTGGCATCATCATGCGAGCCACTGCGCTCAAGGAGCTCAAGCAGAGCAGCCGGGTTACGAACATCTTCACGAACATTTCGAACGACGAGATTGCTGCCGCCGAGCAGGAGCCCCCGCCTGGCGTGGCCGAGGCGATGCAGCTCCAGCAGCAGCAAACGAGCATGGAGCAGGGCGCGGAGCAGCACGAGAAACAGATGCAGGAAGAGCCTGAAAAAAAGAAGTCGAAGGACTCAGTCTCCGGCAACCAGCGCATCATGGGCTTCGACGTGGTCGTCGAGCACCAGCGCGGCGAGATGAGGTACGGCGCAAAGCTGCCCGCAAGCTACGGCTATCTGCGGCGCACCGACAGCGCCGAGCGGGGGGACCAGATGGACTGCTTTATCGGCCCCAAGCTGGATGGATTCATTTATATCATCGACGCCTACCGAGTGCCCGAAGGTCAATTTGACGAACACAAGGTTTGTTTAGGGTTCCCCGACAAGGAAAGTGCGCTCGCGGTCTTCAGGAATTACTACGGACGCATGGCGGAGCGGACGCTCATCGGCAAGACGAATGACCCGGTCTCGCCGGAGGACTTACAAGTTTGGCTTGCCACGGGCGACCTGACAAAGCCGTTCTACGAGCCGACGGACGTGCGCTACGTCGCCGTCGCCGAGAATCCCGAGGAGCGCTGCAGGAACTGTAAATATTTCGACGCCCAGATCTGCAGCAACCACGCCGTGCACCACGATCCGCGCGTGCCGGAGACCTTCGACGGCCTAAAGGTCGTGGCCCCGAGCGGGTGGTGCGCGGAGTTCTCCCCGGTACGCGTGACCGAAACGGAGAGGCAAGTTTGACGCCTGCGACAACCTACGATGCAGTCTCCACCCGTCGAGCCTGGCTCCTGGCTCAAGGGCGCTTCGCTCAGGCGCGCCGGGCGGAGGGCGAGTACGGGGCGCAGCTGAAGAAAGTCGCCCGCGCCGTCGGGGGCATCGTGCGCGGCTTCGCGCCGTCGGGAAGTTTAGAAGACTTCTTTAACCTGCGCGAGGCGCTGGGGCGATACGCCGAACTGCTCCGCCCGTGGGCGCGCTCCGTGGCGGCGAGGATGTTGGCCGACATATCGCGCCGCGACGCCTTCGCGTGGTTCGAGCACGGCAAAGAGATGGGTCGCGCACTAAAGAAGGAAATCGAGAGCGCGCCCACGGGCGAGATACTGCGGAAGTCGCTGGAAGAGCAAGTCGGACTCATCACGTCCCTCCCGCGCGAGGCCGCTGAGCGGGTGCACAAGCTGGCGCTCACGAGCATTACGCAAGGCGAGAGGCCCGACGCCTTGGCGCAGGAGATCATGCGCACGGGCGAGGTGACGAAGAGCCGCGCCGAGCTCATCGCACGCACGGAGGTCAGCCGGGCGGCGGGCGAGCTGACGGCGGCGCGCGCCAAGTGGGTGGGCGCGACTCATTACGAATGGCTCACGGCGGGGGACATTGAGGTTCGTCCTCTGCACCGCAAGCTGAACGGAAAAGTATTCGCGTTCGACGACCCGCCGATCATCGGGGAAAAAGGGGAGCGAGGGCTTCCAGGAAGCACCTACAACTGCAGATGCGTTCTGCTGCCCATCATTCCAGACCAAATTTAAGGAGAAACCACAATGCCTCTAGGCTATAGTCAAATCGCAAAAAACGTACTTCCTCCCGTCCCGTGCCCCGGCGTGGCCACGAACCTGGCTCTGGTCGATTCGGTCAGCGACGGCCTTACAGCCACGGCCAGCGGTACCCAGACCACGGCGCTGCTATTGGTTTCTAAGCTGAACCGCATCACGACCGTGGCCTCGGCGGGCGACGCCGTCCGGCTGCCTCCGGCGATCGCGGGAATAAGCATCACGGTTCGCAACGCCGCCACGACGAACGCCATGAACGTCTACCCGTCCTCAGCGGCACAGGGCGGAGTGACGGGCGGCGACGCAATCAATGCCCTCGGCGCGAACGCGGCCTACAGCCAGACGGTTGCCGCCAACACGGTCACCTTCCGGTGCTACACGACGGGGATCTGGTCCACACTGTGAGGAGGGGAAAATGGTAGGACCGACTTCAGGGAGCTTAGTCTTCGGCACGAGCGGCGGGACGGGGATCATCCCCAACCCGACCGGCGCGCTGAAGGCCACGTTTGAGCAGTTATTTACTGGCACCGCGCCGTCCACCTGCTCCGTCACCATCCAGGGGCAGATGGCTGGGGGCACGAAGGACGCCGCCTCCAACACGAACACGACCGTAACGGCGACGGTTACGCAGGTGACCTTCGCGAAGAACTACGGCGGCTTCCTCGTGACGCCGACGTGGACGGGCGGGGACGCGACGACGAAGTTTACTATCAATTGGGTCATCGGGCCGCAATGAGCGTCTTCGCCCCGGAGCGCATCGGAAAGACGCGGCGCAAGACGCCGGAGGGCTTCTTGCTTTGCGAGAGCTGCGTCATTGCGCGCACGGGCACGCAGATCTACGGGCCGTACGAGATCCCGGTGCCCGTGGGGAATGATGGCAGGATTCGCGTCGAGCGCCCGGCGGACGAGGTCTTCAGGAAGGAGACCGTCGACAGCTTCGCCGGGAAGAGCGTCGTCGTCAGCCACCCGGAAGAGGACGTCTCGCCCGACAACTGGCGGGAACTGACGGTCGGCGTCGTGCTCGACCCGAGGCGGGGCGAAGGGGAGCAGGCGGACTACCTCGTCGCCGACCTCCTCATCACCGATGCCGAGGCCATTCGGCTGATCGAGGACGGTGAGCTCAGCGAGCTCAGTTGCGGGTACGACGCGAAGTATGAAGTGATCGAGGCGGGCCACGCCACTCAACGGAACATCGTTGGGAACCACGTGGCCCTGGTGCTTCAAGCGCGGTGCGGTCCCACGTGCTCCATAGGGGACGGCACTACGCACGATTGTTGTAACGAGGAGGAGATAGGCATGACCTGGAAAGAGAAATTGCTGAAGGCCATCAAGGGAGAAAATAAGGACGCAGCCATCGCGCTCCTCGAAGAAGTTCCCGAGACCGGCAAAACCGAAACGCACGTCCACGTCCACACCCGCGACGAAGAAGAGGGGAAAGAGAGCGAGTGGGAAGAGCACGAAGAAAAGGAGAAAAAGACGCACGACGCCATCCGCGACGCCGTGGCTGACGCCGTGAAGCCCATCAAGGACGGCCTGGACGCGCTCGACGCGAGAATGGCGAAGGTCGAGGACGCCATCGGCGACGAGGACAAGGAGGAGGAAGAGGACGAGGAGGAAGGCGAGAAAGAGGAAGAGAAGTACGAGAAGACCAAGGACGAGCTTCCCGGCCTGAACAAGGTCGCGGTCCTCAAGCTCAAGGACTCCAAGGCCTTCGAGAAGTCCTTCCAAGAGACCGTGGCGCTGGCCGAGATCATCCAGCCGGGCGTCAAGATCCCGACGTTCGACGCGGCGGCAGCCCCCGGCAAGACCGTCGACGTTATCTGCCAGTTCCGTCGCCGGACGCTCGACCGGGCGTATGATGAACAATCTGAGGTCAAAGAATTCATGGACGGCGTGCTCGCCGGGCGCGACTTCAAGACCTACGACTGCGGGGAAGCGCGCACGGTGTTCCAGGCCGTGGGTGCATTCAAGAAGAAGGCGAACAACGGCCCGCAGACCCGCGATTCGTACGGTGCGAAGCCTCTCGGCAAGGTTGCATCGTTGGCCGAGTTGAACGCCAAGAACCGCGAATTCTATAAGGAAGCGCGATAACCCAACACAAGGAGAAATGAAAATGAAGACCAAAGCACTTCCTGGCATGTTCAGCAGGACGCCGTTCGAGCGTGACCCGGACACCGGCCTCTACGTCACCGACGCGGCCCGGACCCTGGATGCCGCGTTCACCTATCGGGCGGGCGCGGGGAGCCCCGGTGAAGTCAACCGGACGCACCCCGTCTCGATCAACGCTTACATGCCCGACGCCACTCACCCGAATGACCTGTTCGGCCAGCCCGCCATCATCGACGCCACCAGTCACCGGCCTCGCAAGTACGGCACGGGCGAAGCTAACACGACCGGGGCGTCCCCCTGGGGCGTGAGCGTCCGGCCTTTCCCCTTCCAGCAGCCGACGGCGGCCACTGCCGGAGCTCCTGCCACGTTCAACACTGGCACTCCGCCCTCAAACCAACCCATCGACCTCTGCCGCTCGGGCTACATCCTCGTGCAGCTGGGCAACGGGTCGATCACTGGCGCTGTGCTGGGCGGCCCGGTGTTCATCTGGTGCGCCACGAGCGCGGGCAACGACGTGCTCGGCAGCTTCACCACGACCACGACTGCTGGCAGCGTCGCTGCGCTCGACACTAACCGCTTCTACTACCATGGCGTGCAGGACGCCAGCGGCATCGTCGAAGTTTCCTTCAACGTCTAACCAAACCCTCTTGGCAAAGGAGCCATAACACAATGTTGACCTACGACAGCATCATGAGCATGTTCGCCGCCGGGGACCACCCAGGCGTGCGCTTGGGATTCACCGGGAGGACGCGCGACGGGAAGGGGACTTACGACTCGACGGGCGCGTTCCTAGTGGGCGAGCTGGAGCGGCTCGACATGACGCTCCACCTGCCTTTGATCGATATCAAGTGGGGCCGGGACATCGACCTCCGCGAGGACGTGACGCTGGCAGACGAGAACAGCAGCTTTACGACTTCGACTTTCGGCACTCCCGGCTCGCTTGGGCAGGGCAGTGGCCCCGGCTACGGCATCAGCTGGGCGGGCAAGAAGACCGACCAGATCTCCAGTCTGTCCGTCGACATCGCCAAGACCGTCAATCCGTTGACGATCTGGGCGAAGGAGCTCACCTACACCATCCCCGAGCTCGCCAGCGCCGCGCAGATCGGGCGGCCCATTGACGAGCAGAAGCACCAGGCTCTCAACAAGGCGCATGAAATGGACGTCGACCAGATGGTCTACGTCGGGGACACGACGATCGGTCAGAACGGTCTCTGCAACCAGGCCAACACGGTCGTGACGAACGTCAGCAACGTGGCGAACGGCAGCGGCGGTTCTCCTCTCTGGGCCAACAAGACCCCGGACGAGATCCTCGCCGACGTGAACACGCTGCTCGTGAGCGTGTGGAAGGCGTCGGCCTACGCCGTCACCCCATCGCGCTTGCTGCTTTCTCCTCTGGCCTTCGGGTATATCAGCACCCAGAAGATCGGGACCAGCGGCAGCGTCAGCATCAAGACCTACCTGGAGGAGAACAACATTCTCACCAGCCAGGGCGAGGGCGAGCTGGAGATCTTCGCCAGCAAGTGGCTCCTCGGCGGCGGAGCGTCCGGCACACTCGGCACACAAAACGGCAACGACCGCATGGTGGCGTACACGAAGAACCGCGAGTACGTGCGTTACCCTATGACCATGCTGCAAAGGACGCCGGTTCAGTTCACGTCCATTTTCCACGCCGTAAGTTATTTTTGCAGACTCGGAGTCCTGGAGCTGGTCTACCCGGTGACCGTCGGCTATTGTGATGGTAACGCATGAGATAATGGTATTGCGTACTCGGACGAAATATTAGAAAAGAGCGTCGAGCCCGCACGGCAGCGTGGGGGTTCCGCAGAAAGAGAGAGTTCCGAATGAGCAACGAGAGCGCATTCCCGCCCAA